GTCCTTTCCAACTGGTAGTCTTTCACTTCCTCATCGGCATCTATGCATACATGGGTCGTGAATGGGAACTTTCTTACCGTCTAGGTATGCGTCCATGGATCTGTGTTGCATACTCTGCACCAGTCGCTGCTGCGAGTGCAGTATTCCTCGTCTATCCTTTCGGTCAAGGTTCTTTCTCCGATGCTATGCCTCTTGGTATCTCTGGTACTTTTAACTATATGCTCGTCTTCCAGGCAGAGCACAATATTCTTATGCATCCGTTCCACATGCTCGGCGTTGCTGGGGTATTCGGTGGATCTTTGTTCTCTGCTATGCACGGAAGTCTCGTTACTTCCTCGCTTGTTCGTGAAACAACTGAAACAGAGTCACAGAACTATGGTTACAAGTTCGGTCAAGAAGAAGAGACCTACAACATCGTTGCAGCCCATGGCTACTTCGGTCGTTTGATCTTCCAATACGCTTCATTCAACAACTCCCGTTCATTGCACTTCTTCCTTGCTGCATGGCCTGTTGTTGGCATCTGGTTCACCGCACTTGGTGTCTCCACGATGGCGTTCAACCTGAACGGTTTCAACTTCAACCAGTCCATCCTTGATGGTCAGGGTCGTGTGCTCAACACCTGGGCAGATGTTCTCAACCGTGCTGGTCTGGGCATGGAAGTCATGCACGAGCGCAACGCTCACAACTTCCCCCTTGATCTTGCTGCTGCTGAGTCAACTCCTGTTGCACTTACCGCTCCTACCGTAGGCTAATATGCCTGATGGTAGTCTTCACCCTCTCACTTATGTGGGGGGGTTTTTTATAGGTATTCTAACTCTTGTAGTCCCCATACTTTGTGTGTTACTATTATGATTAGTTCTGATACACCTATCAAACTTGCCGAGATCATTCGTGATACTTGGCCACAATTATTCCACTTAAAAGGTATTAAAACGGTAAGTAAAAATGACAACAACTACACTACAACAACAAAGAAGGGGGTGGTTTGATGTACTCGACGACTGGCTTAAACGGGATCGCTTTGTTTTTGTGGGCTGGTCTGGACTACTACTTCTTCCCACTGCTTATCTTGCCATTGGCGGTTGGCTTACTGGGACAGCTTTTGTTACGAGTTGGTACACCCACGGTCTTGCTAGTTCCTATCTTGAGGGTGCTAACTTTCTTACGGCAGCTGTCTCGACGCCTGCTGACGCTATGGGTCATTCTCTTCTTCTACTTTGGGGTCCTGAGTCTCAGGGGAATTTCCAGCGGTGGTGCCAACTTGGGGGACTATGGAATTTCGTGGCTCTCCACGGTGCCTTCGCTCTCATTGGTTTCATGCTTAGGCAATTTGAACTTGCTCGCCTGATTGGTATCAGACCTTACAATGCGATTGCTTTTTCTGGTCCTATTGCTGTATTCGTCAGTGTGTTCCTCATCTATCCTTTGGGACAGTCCTCTTGGTTTTTCGCGCCGTCCTTTGGTGTCGCGGCGATCTTCAGGTTCCTTCTCTTCCTCCAGGGCTTTCATAATTGGACGCTCAACCCCTTCCATATGATGGGAGTGGCAGGTATCCTAGGTGGAGCACTGCTCAGTGCTATTCATGGTGTTACAGTAGAGAATACATTGTATGAAGATGGTGAACAAGCAAACACATTTAAAGCCTTCGATTCCACTCAAGAAGAAGAGACCTATTCGATGGTTACTGCAAACCGTTTCTGGTCGCAGATCTTCGGGGTTGCGTTTAGTAATAAGCGTTGGTTGCACTTCTTTATGCTGTTTGTTCCTGTCATGGGTCTTTGGGTCTCTTCTATTGGGATCATTGGGCTTGCTCTTAATCTTCGTGCTTATGATTTTGTAAGTCAAGAGATTAGAGCAGCAGAAGATCCAGAATTTGAGACCTTCTACACCAAGAACATCCTACTGAATGAAGGACTGCGTGCATGGTTAGCACCTGCCGACCAACCCCATGAGAACTTTATCTTCCCAGAAGAAGTTCTTCCTAGAGGCAACGCCCTTTAATAACGATTCTTCCAATTAAAACTTAGACCCATAACCTTTAATAAGACATGATCAAATCACTGTTTAGTATTATGTTTGCTGCTTTAATGTGGGTTCAAGTCCCACAGTGGAGTGATGATTGGTCTAAGTGTGCCGTAGATGTACCAGACACAGCATGTCATTGGTACATCACAGCACCCGATAACACCTTTGGCGAAGGATTTAGTTGGGCGAATGCCCCATGGTTCAGTGCTGAAGGTCTCCTAGACATTGGAGAACTTCACAACACAGTTCAATCACTACAGGAAGCATGAATAATTTTGAACTTCTGCTATACTTTGTCTGCTTTGCTGCCATTGGCGGTGCTGCCTTTGCAATGATGTGGAGCAACATTCAATCTATTAATATAGAGATGAGAACTCCACCCAAACCAAAGCATCCTGAAGCACCTGCTCCTGGTGATGAGTTGATGTATGTAGATTTGTCTAGAGAGAAACTAGAAGACCTTTACAAGCAAATTGAAGAGTGATATAATACGAGGGTTAAACACCCTCTTTTTTATGGAAGTAATTATAGAAGGCAAGGTTAAGACTGTATATCAAGGTGACGATGCTGATCGTGTGATCATTGAGTATCATGACAAAGTAACTGCTGGAAACGGTGAGATGGTTGATCATCCACTGGGCAAAGGTTCTCTCTGCTGTAGTATCTCATCTATCATTTTTGAGAAGCTTTCTAAAGAACTTATCCCAACTCATTATATTAATATGGTTGGTGCGAACAAGATGATCTGTAAGAAAGTAGACATCGTTCCACTAGAAGTTATTTGTAGGAACCGTGCTGCTGGATCTATTGTAAGAGAGACAACTCTGGTAGAAGGTGCTCCACTTCCACAACCGATTGTAGAATTCTTTCTGAAGGATGATAGCAAGCATGACCCTCTCCTGACACCAGACCGTGTGCGTCTGATGGGATATGACCCTGAACCTTTCATTGAGATGACACTAAGGATTAATGATTATCTCCGTCAGATGTTTTACATCATGGGCATTGACCTTGTAGATTTTAAAGTTGAGTATGGTTATGATGCTCATGGTGATTTGTATCTTGCCGATGAGATTAGTCCTGACAGTATGAGGCTCTGGAAGATTGGTAGTAACGAAAGATTCGATAAGGATTTATTCAGAAAGGATGAAGGTGATATTGTTCCTGCCTATCGTGAGATTCTTGAGCGTCTACAACCGCTTGCAATCCAATGAAAAAATTATCACGAAGTCTTATAGATGTAGGTATAATTGTCCTTGTATTACCTTTGATGCTTATGTTGATATGGAATGCTGTCATACCAAGTATTTTTGGATTACCAACTTTGGGATACTGGTCTGCAATGGGATTGTATCTAGTTTGTAGTTTATTATTTAAATCATGAAGCACCACATCCCCGATATCATTAAGAAGAACGCATTTGCTTGCTTCACTAGTTTAAATCAAGCAGAAAGGGCAGTTGTTCTACTCGGTGACGAAGCCTATCGTGAGTCACTAGATCTTGAAAATGATGAGTCACCCTGTTGGCAGATACCAAGTGGAGAACATTCAACTTTTGCTGGATGGAATCCCCAGTGTGTCCCCACCATGGACTACATCGTATGGAAATTAAAGAACCGTGAAGGTATTATCAAAGGAGAAATTTATTAATGGATTACAAAACTTCTGGTGTTGACATTATTAAGGGTCGTTCCTTTGTAGAATATCTCAAAGCATTGTCACCTAACATTGGTGGGTTTAATGGTATGATGGAGATTCCATCAGGATATGAGAATCCTGTGTTGGTATCTGGTGCTGATGGTGTCGGAACTAAGATGAATATTTGTAGGATTGCCGATATGTATCTTACTATCGGTATGGATTTAGTTGCTATGTGTGTCAATGATGTAATCTGTAGTGGTGCTAAACCATTATATTTTCTAGACTACATCTCTACTAAAAGTCTTGATGGTAATGTGAGTGATATTGTATATGGAATTAACACTGGTTGTATGATGGCTGGAATGGAGCTCCTAGGTGGAGAAACTGCAGAGCATTTCAGACAAAATGATTATGACCTTGCTGGTTTCTGCACTGGTATTGTAGAGAAGCATGATATTGTTGATGGCAGTAACATCAGACCTGGTGATGTAGTCATTGGTATTGAGAGTAGTGGTCTTCATAGTAATGGATATACACTCATCAATGATATGCTGTGGAGAAATAAAATCCTCTATAAGGAGATGCCAGAGCTTTTGATACCAACCACCATCTATGCCCGTCTCATTCAATACATGTTGGATGAGGTTCCTATCTTAGGCATGGCACATATTACTGGAGGAGGACTGCCTGAGAACCTTCCTAGGTGTCTTCCAGCAGGTCTTACAGTTGATGTCGATTATGATGCTTGGGAGAGACCAGAAATCTTTAATAAGATTCAGCAGGCAGGAGACATTGCTGAGGAAGAGATGCGTAATGTATTCAATCTTGGTATTGGATTTTGTTTAGTGGTGCCACAAGAAGTAGCAACATTAACTCAGAGCTTGATTGCTGGCGCATCATATGGTATGAAGTCCTGGATCATTGGACAAGTGAAATAAATATGCTATAATTAGTTGGGAATAACCACACATTCTCTTATGGGAAATGAATACTACTCAGTATATTCTCCTCTTGGTCAGAAGTATGCTGACTGTGGATGGGAACGCGATGCAATAAACTTATGTTCCATGGTCCCTGGTAGAACATATAGGAAAAATAAATTTATTACTGATCAAGTTATTGATATTACGGCTACTACAGACAAAGAGTTGCCTGGGCAATATGGACTTCCTCCTGCAAAGATTGTAGTTGGGGGTCAAGAACTTGAAATCCAGCAGTCTTTACCTCAATCAGATTCACAACCAATTCACTTTAGAGTTTAATTATGAAAAAACTTCTCCTAGCTCTGCTTCTAGCAGCATCTCCAGTCTTCGCTAATGAGGATAAAATTACCCAAGGATACAACTCTATGGATGCCATGGGGTGCATGCTACTTCGCGAATGTACTGACAATGTGAATGAAGTACACTCCTTACTGGATGTTTCATCCGAATATGAGAACTACTCTAGTTTCACTGTAGTTGCACAAGAGTTTAATCATATGCTTTCCTCCCTTAATCATGTTGGTGTGAAAGTATATCTTGCTGATGAAAAGTATTTCCCAGCAGGACATCGTGGTGTATATCATACAGTATCCAATAATTTCTTCTTGAATAAGATTTACATGGATGATCCTGGAGTTCTTATGGCAGTCATGAGACATGAAGGATGGCATGCTGCACAAGATTGCATGGCAGGGACTATTGATAATAGTTTGATTGCTATCATTAAACCTGAAGATGATGTTCCACCACTATGGCGTGAGATGGTAGAGCGTACATATCCTAAGTCTGCTGTACCTTGGGAAGCAGAAGCAACCTGGGCAGGTAAGACCGAAGGTATGACTATGGCTGCACTAGATGCATGTGCTGCTGGTTCTATGTGGGAAGTTTACGAACCAACTCCAATGACTCGTGAATGGTTAGAGGAGAATAATTACATTGACTGAAGATTCTTTTTCCATTCTGCCATATGTTGTGGCAAGATCTTTTGATGATGACTTTGATGATATTCAAGATCATTTCATGGATTGGATGGAAAATTATGCTAAAGTTTATCAACCAAACCATAGAAGTAATGTTGATGGGTATCAAAGTCCTGATGATTTTTATCTAGAGAAAAGCTTTACCCCTCTTCTAAATTATTTAAGTGATAGGATCACGAGTTTGTTGGAAGTGTACTATAAGAATGAGCTCGTCGAGGTGCATTTTCAACCTCGTCTCGCCAACATGTGGTTTAATATTAATTATACTGATTGTTATAATGTAAGACACACTCATCCTGGATCATCTATAGCTGGGGTACTATACATAAATGTGCCAGATAAATCTGGGGGTATTACTTTTCATCATTTAGATGAACATAATCTATCATTAACTCAGCAAACATGTTTTAGTGTCGAACCTGATGATGGATTGATGATTCTTTTTCCTGCATCATTATCTCATGGTGTAGATAGAAATTTGAGTGATGGTAAAGAACCTCGGATGTCAATTGCATTTAACCTCTATGAATACTACCATGAAGATAATTGATAATTATTTGGAGCAAGACTATTTTGATCATCTAAAGAATAGTGTATTCAGTACACAGTTCCCTTGGGTATTTTGTCAAGAGGTTGCTAACTTAGGTGAAATGAATGATAATCATTTCTTTTTTACTCATAGGGTATTTGATCGGTTTGAACCACAGAGTTCTTTCATAAAAGAACTGGATCATTTGTTAGTGAGTTATTTAAAGATAGAAGCTCTTATAAGAGTAAGGTTTAATTTGTATCCTAATAGTGGTAAACTTATTGAGCATGATTTTCATGAGGATTATCATTACAATCATAAGACTGCAGTTTTATATTTGAATACTTGTAATGGATACACTGGATTTAAAGATGGAACAAAAGTAGAGAGTGTTGAGAATAGAGTTGTTCTTTTTGATGGATCCGAACCACACCATAGTACCACTTGTACCGATCAAAAAGCTAGAATTGTATTATCGGTAAGTTACTTCTGATAAATACTATGAGTCACATATTCATTTTGTCGTAATGCCTACACGCATTAAACCAAAAAGAAGTACCACGCAGGGTCAGATTCCTGGTTTAGTAGACCTGGAAGATGGAGAGATGGCTATTAATATAGTTGACCAGAAAATCTATATTAGATCTGGGAACAATGTAGAAACAGTTGCTCAAGCAGCAACCGGTGCCACTCCTGTATATACTGATCTTACTGGTCCTATTACTACCCAGTTAGTTGTTAACAAGAGATATCTTGCGAACACTAGTGCTGGTGCCATTAACGCTACAATGCCCGTGGTCAATCTCTCTATTGGGGACAGTATTGAGATCGCTGATGGCGGACAAAACTGGAATATAAATAATGTTATATTGACCTCAGCTTCGCATCAATTCAAAGATGCGATTGGCAACATTGATAATGGTCCCGTTAACTTAGATGTTTCGGGAGTGACTGTTATGTTCTTGTGGACAGGTACTTATTGGAGAATCATTAGCTAATGGCATTAACTTTAAGTAACGCACATTTTCAGCCTAAAGATTCTACGGGTTATTATGTTTATGCGTTGAGGAGAGATGCAAATGACATGCTGTTCTTTAGCAAAGTAAGCACTGCATCTACCAGTGAAACTCTTGATCCTCATCGTTTAGATGGAACGCAGGTTGAAGAGTTCGGAGACTACAACGATTATGTTGAAGAAACTACCGAACAGAAAGCACTTGCCAATAACCCACAAGATAAATATCAACAGATACGCTTTGATAGGCGCAACCTTTTTTATTACCTAGACACTGATGGATATTTAGTCCTTCAGGTCAACGGAACCCATTCATACTCTGAACCTGTTTAACGAGAACCTACAATGGCAGAATTTAGACTTGGTAGACTGAAATTTAACTGGCGTGGTGCCTGGACAGCTTCTACCGCATTCATTATTGATGACATCGTTAGATACGGTGCCAGCAGTTATGTTTGTACAACAAATCATACTTCAGATGCCAGTTCTACTGGATTTCCAAACGATAGTGCCAACTGGGACCTCCACACAGAGGGTCAGAACTATGCTGGCGAGTGGTCAACTGGTACTGGATATGTTGTAAACGATATCGTCAAGGAAGGCGGTAATCAATATATCTGTACGGCACAACATGTGTCAACTGGTGTACAAAGCAACTGGTACAGTTCTGATTTCCCAGCATACTGGGATCTCTATGCTGAGGGACTGAACTTCCGAGGTGCTTTTACAACTGCTACTTATTATGGCATCAATGATGTCATTAAGTATGGCGGACAAGAGTATCGTACAACTGTTCCCTTCCAAGTCGCTAGCGACTTCACAATGCAGGGGGTTTCTACTAGTTACCATGATCCTGCTGGAGTAGGTTCGGATGGTTTCTATCCTCCCGCATCTAATTTTACAGACTTTAATAAAGCTTTTACTAACGAGGGTCTTTACAGCGCAGCCAGGCGATACGAAAGAGGAGACATCGTTGAGTACATCGGTGCATCTTATGTTGCTATCGGTACTAACCCTCTAGGTGCTCAACCAAACGAAAACGCTGATCAGTGGACAGTTCTTGTTGGTGGTATTGGTACTGGAGCAGGTTCTACCTACGATCCTAATGAAATCTATGCTCGTGGTGAGATTGTAACCCTTGGTGGTAACACTTATATTGCTGACCAAGTTAAGATTCTTGCAGACAATAGACCAGTTGGTACTGCTATTACTACCCTTGATACTGGTACTAATGGTTGGTCTCTGTTAACCAGAGGATTTAACTGGAGAAGTACCTGGAGTGGTTCTGGTGTATATGAGATCGGTGATGTTGCCGAGTTCTCATCTTCTGCTTACATCTCAGTAGCTTCATCGAACATTAATGTTCAACCTGGTACTGCTGTTACCATGTGGGCAGCATTTGCTATCGGTGATAGTGCAGCACTGCTGACAACCAAAGGTGACTTGCTTACTAGAGATGGTACTGGTCCTACGAGACAGGGTATTGGTACGCAAGGTACATATCTAAGAGTCTCTTCTAATGATGAGATTGAGTGGCAGTATCCTGGTCTTCGCACCAAGGTATACTATGTTGATGCCCAGCAGGGTAGCAATGATAATACCGGTCTTACCCCTGACAATGCTTGGGGTTCAATCGCTTATGCTTCTACTGCTGGTCAGATCAGAAGGGATGTTACAAACTTTGTTTATGATGAGACTAGTGGTGTTGCAACAGTTACTGCTGCTTCTCATGGTTTGTTCCCTCAGGGTCAGGTTAAGCTACAGGGTATTGGATTCACTTGCGCTGTTCAACACGCTGGTATTACTACTACTATCTTCCCAGATGGTACACAAGGATTCTTCTTCAAAGTTGACTCCGTTACTGACTCCGACACCTTCGTAACCAATGTTGGTATTTCTACGATTGCTCATACTTATGTGAGTGGTGGTGAGGTTACTGATGTATCTCCTATCATTCTTAAGTTGTCTGCTGGTGTATTCAGTGAGCAACTTCCTATTACTCTACCTAAGAACTTCTCCATTGCTGGTGATGTTCTGAGAGGTACGACTGTTGAACCAGCTGTTGGTCTTTCTACAGATGGTCTTGTTCCTAACAGTCGCCAGACGATGTTCTTCGTGTCTGACTCCACTACGGTTCAGGCAATCACGATGCGTGGACTTCAAGGTTTTAGTTATGATGTAAACGATGCCTTTAATACTGATAAGTGGCAGGTTAAGACCGGTGTTGGTTCTACTGCTTGTGGCGTATACTTCAGACTGAATCCCGAAACTCCTATCCTTGAGCGTTCACCTTATATTAAAGATTGTACTGCATTCTCTAATGTATGTACTGATGGAACTGGGCATGAAGGTGCTATCGGTATCTTTATTGAGGGTGGTGTTCATGAAGGAAAACCAGAAGGATCTGGTGGTAAATCGATGGTGTTCGATGCCTTCACTAATATTCATTCTGGTGGTGTAGGATTCTTCTTAGAAGATGACGCTCTCTCTGAGATTGTTTCTTCCTTCACTTATTATTGTGCATTTGGATATGTTTCTGATGATGGATCTGAAATTAGATCCCTGTCAGGTAACAATTCCTATGGTACATACGGTGCTGTAGCTGTTGGATTCTCTACACTAGAAGTTGCTAGAACTGGTCGCCTCTTCGGTGACAAGATGTCAACTCAAGTTGGTACTCCTGCTGGTACTCTCTCTGTTGGTGCTACGATGCGTGGTACTGTATCAGGAGCTCGCGCTGTACTTACAAACAATCAGGTCTCTGCTGATATCTTATACTTTAAGTATGACAGTGGATTTGGTAACCCTGATGGCGCTAACGGTGCTGTTGGTGTTGGTACTACCGTCTTCACACCTGGAGAATTTATTGAATTAGATTCTGTTGGTGCTGGTGCTACCGGATATATTCAGATTGCATCAGCATCTAACGCCGTTAGTGGACAGAAAGATGGATTACTTGAAGTTACTGGATTGAGTACAACTCCAGTTGTTGGAGATGCGATTGGATTTACTACAGTTGGATTGGGATTCTCCGATTCCATCACTTATATTATTAGAACCGTAAGTGATTATGATTTCGCATCTGGTCGTTCGACGATTAACATTGCACCTGTAAAAGGTTCTGCTCCAGCATCGTTTGATAACCAAGAGTTCACGATGAGATCTAAGTTCTCTAAGGTGCGTCTCACGGGTCATGATTTCCTTCTGATTGGTACTGGTAACACTTCACAGACTAATTATCCTGATATTGATGAGAACACAGCTTCTCAAGGTAATGAGACTAATGTTCAAAATTCCGGTAAGATCTTCTTCGTTTCTACTGACCAAGGTGGTAACTTCAGAGTTGGTGAATTCTTCTCTGTTAACCAGTTGACTGGTGCTGCTACTTTGGATGCTTCTGCATTCAACCTGTCGGGTCTTTCTGAACTGAGACTGGGTGCTATTGGTGGTCAGATTGGTGAGGCAGTTAATGAATTCTCCTCCGATGAATTCATGGCTGGTGATTCTAACCAAGCATGTCCTACTGAGAAAGCAGTTCGTGGATTCCTTACTCGCGGTAAGATGGATACCACTTCTGGTATTCTTGTTCCACCTCGTGGTAATCAAGCTGGGCGTCCGACTGGTATTGATCTGATCGAAGGTGGTCTTCGCTACGATACTGATGCTGATGGATTTGAATTCTATAACGGATCTGGTTGGTTGCCTCTAGGTGCCTACGCTAATGTAGATGTTAGTGCTGATGGAACTACATTGGCAAACAGACAACAAGCTTGGTGTAATACTAGTGGCGGTGCATTCACTGTTACTTTACCTACATCTCCTGTTAAGGGTGATAGTATTAGATTCTTTGATGTTGCTAAGACATTTGATACTAATAGCCTTACGATTGGCAGAAATGGTCAACCAATCATGGGTGACTCTGCTGACTTGGTTGTATCTACTGAAGGTGCGGCATTTGAACTGGTTTACTATGATGGATCACAAGGATGGAGAATCATCACTATCTGATTCATACCACAGATACCACAAGGGAGAGCAATCTCCCTTATTTTTATTATGATGACATAAATACTACTACGAATTCACCATTAAGAATATAAGCAATGGCTGATTATCAAACCTATAAAAAAATCGATGCTGATGATGCAGTTATTGATGGAACCGTTGGTCCGGGCAAAGTAACGGGTGTATCTACAGGTAATGTCTGTAGAAGCTTTTACTTCAATTGCTGTCATAATGTCCCATGCAACGGTGGATGCTGCTACCTCTGGACCGTACCAGAAAAAGTGACCACTATTCAATTTGAAATTGTATCTGGTGGTGGATCAGGTTCAGGTGGTCGTTGCTGTGGTAATGGACCTGGCATGGGTGGAGGCGGCGGCGGTTACGCTACTAAAATGCAGTACGCTAACTGTGGTCACTTTACTGCTGGATCTAGTCAGTTTACTATTTGTGCTGCTTCCACTAGCAGATGTTCTTGTTGTGGATGTTGTCACGGTAGAACCGGTTGTGGATTTTATGGATGCCCTTCTTTCGTCTTAGGTGGTTCTTTAGGAACCTTCTGTATGCAGGGTGGATCCTATGCAACCCATCGATGCACTAATAGTTGCTACTCCTGTCTGAAAGTAGCACAAAGAAACAACTGCTTTAATGCTTGCTCTGCTTCTTGGCCTGATGGACAAACTAAACCTGATAACGGAAATCCAGAAAACGAATTTAAAATTTGTGGCTTGTCTGGTGGTGAACTGAAGCATTATGACTGTCACTCAAGATCATTTTCAGTTGCATCTTCTCCAGTTGGTCCTTGGACAAGCGGAAGAAACTTTGGAGTAGGTCGTTGCTCCTATGGTAACACTAGAGGATGCTGTTCTTCACCTTCCTTATTCCCTGGTGGAGGTGGACATAGCGGATCTACTCAAGGCAGCCAATGCTGGGGTGACTGGGGCGGCGGCGGTCTCGTAGTTGTTACAACCTGGTCCTGATAAATACTTACAACGGAGTACATTTTAGCAATGGCGCAAATTACTAAAACAATTGTTTATCCTGTACCTACCGAGTGGTATGGCGATAACCAGGATACAAATAGAAGTGGTATTTGTACATATACTGGACCAGATAGGATTACTTTCTGGTATGTAAATAATGGAACAGATGCTGATCCTATTTGGGAAGTAGAGCATTCTTTCCCATCTGATCCTGGTGAAGACAGAGATCCTCCAGCTGGAGCAAGAGTTATTGAGCTTAATGCTGATACTCATCCTATGAATGCAGTTGCAATGTATGGAGGCATTCTTCCTCCAGAACAGATTGTAACTCCTGCTGGTCCTGATTCAGAGCCTGACCCAATTCTTGATAACTATCTTTACTTCAATGAAGTATATGATATGTGCTCGTTTGGTTATAATTTTGAGACTAGTCTTTGGAATACAGGTAGATTCTCTGGTCCTCACACAGAAATTGATTTAGAAGATGAGACTGCTAGTCATTCCTTTGGGTGGGAAGAAGTAAGAAGAACACGGGATAAATTACTTGCAGAATCTGATGGTAAAATTCCTTCAGATGCTCCAGAAGGTTATACTAGTCAGTGGACAGAATATCGTCAAAAGTTGAGAGAGCTACCCAATACTTGGAGTAGTGTTGGTAACAATACTTATCTGATCGTATGGCCTAGAGAGCCTGGTGATCGTGAAGCATTTACTGGAGCGTCTCCTGAGACTGGACTGGATTCAACTGATATTACCACTGAAGGAGCCTAATTACCATGGCGGATTATCAGACCTATAAAAAAATTGATGCTAATGATGCATTTATTGATGGAACTGTAGGTCCAAGCAAAGTAACGGGTGTATCTACGGGTAATGTTTGTCGAAGCTTCTATTTTAACTGTTGTCATAATGTCCCATGTAATGGTGGATGTTGTTACCTCTGGACCGTACCAGACAAAGTAACTACGATTCAATTTGAAATTATATCTGGTGGTGGATCAGGTTCAGGTGGTCGCTGCTGTGGCAATGGACCTGGTATGGGTGGCGGTGGTGGTGGTTATGCCACTAAAATGCAGTACGCTAACTGTGGTCACTTTACCGCTGGATCTACTCAGTTTACAATTTGTTCGGCATCTACCAGTAGATGCTCCTGCTGCGGTTGTTGTCATGGCAGAACCGGTTGTGGATTCTATGGGTGTCCTTCTTTCGTCTTAGGCGGTTCTTTAGGAAACTTCTGTATGCAGGGTGGAGCTTACTCCACTCAAAAGTGTACAGTTACTTCTTGTTATGCATGTGCTAAGGTAGCACAAAGAAGCAACTGCTATAATGCTTGCTCTGCTTCTTGGCCTGATGGGCAATCTAAGCCTGATACTGCAAACCCAGAAAACGAATTTTATATTTGTGGTTTGTCTGGTGGTGAACTTAGATCATATGCTTGCCACTCTGACGACCACGCAATTAATTCTTCCCCACCTGGTCCCTGGTCTACTGATAGAAACTTTGGTACAGGTCGTTGCTCTTATGGTAACAACAGAGGATGTTGTTCTGTACCCTCCCTATTCCCTGGTGGTGGAGGAGGTAGTGGATCTTCACAAGGTGGACAATGCTGGGGTGATTGGGGTGGTGGTGGACTGGTTGTTGTTACAACTTGGTCCTAAAACGAAATTCACTTTTTAATTCCATAATTTCGGGGAAAATTTCCCCGGAATTTTTTTTGATTTTTAGGATTTTATAAAATGTTTGAACTAAATGAAAATCTTGATGTTAGCATTAATAGAGTAGGACCGCAAAATAGAACGATTATAACTGTCGATAATTTTTATAAAAATCCAGACGAAATAAGAAATCTCTGTTTAAGCTTGGATAGAAAAACCGATCAGGATTTGATAGGCGGTCTTCCTGGTCAAAGAATATTCAAAGAGACTTCGGAAGTAAAGAAGAATCTTAAGTCCTTTTTTGATGAGTATTGTCTAGACAATTCTCTATGGTCTAAGAATACTGATAAAAGATCGTATGAATTCAAGTGGGATACTGTTGGATTCATGTGTAATGTTATGAATTATGATAGTGCATTTCATGCACCATGGTTCAATCTTCCTCATCAAGATTCATATCTGCAAGATCTTGCTACAGATTTAAATCAGTTTGGTGCAGTGATTTATTTGAATACTCCAGAAGAATGTCAAGGTGGTACAAATTTATATTCGTATAAAGGGCAGATGTCTCTTCCATATAAGGTAACGGAATATATTGACAAACCCGAGGGATTTGACGATGAGGTTACAAGACCTGAACAATGTTTTCCATACATCAGAAAGTGGTTGTATGGTGATAGAGAGTGGAGAGTTGAATATGAGGCTGAAATGGTGTATAATAGATGTATCTTTTATGAATCTGATGTAATGCACTCGCAGAACATTGATCATGGGATGTTCACCGAACATGATCGAGTGAATCAGGTTTTCTTTTTATAACTATATACTTTGTTGACCAAATTAGTATGAGATCAAAAGCATTCTTCATTAATGGAGGAGCTGGTAGAGTTATCACCTCCATCCCTGCCTTTGAAAAATACGCAGAAACACATGATGATTTTATCATTGTGTGTGAGGGTGGGATGAATTTCTACAAGTCACATCCAGTCCTTCACAAATACGCATACGACAACTGGCATAAAGATCTTTTTGAAGATAAAATCAAAGAAAGAGATTGTGTCACACCTGAACCATATCGTCGTTGGCATTACTACAATCAAAAATGTAGTATTGCTCAAGCATTTGATATGGAAATCAATGGTATTGATGAGCCTAGGGATCTTCCTAAACCTACAATTAAACTAGCAAAGCATGAGGGTATTCAAGGTCTTCAGCTAGTTGATGAGGCAATCAAAGTTACTGGAAAGGAAAAAGTTATCGTTGTACAGCCTTTTGGTAGAGGTGTAATGGACGAGGGTGGATATATTTTTGACCCAACATCTAGAAGTTTTAGTCTTGGAGATATTAGTAAAATTGTTAATGATCTCAAGAAGGATTATTGTGTAATTGTAATGTCTGAGTTCCCATTTCAAACAGAGGAGGGAGACTCTAAGTATCCATTTATTCTACCTCAAATTCCTGATGTCCGTATCTGGACATCTATTATTAATAGAGCAGACCATTTCTTGGGTTGCGACTCTGTTGGTCAACACATTGCAGCTGCAACTGATACTAGTGTAACAGCAGTGATTGGATCAACATATCCTATTAATATTAGCTATCCAAATGACAATCAATTTGATATAATTGATTTAGGAGAGGATAAAAGAACATTCTCTCCCATTAGATTGACAATGGAAGACTATGCTGATATGCAGAATGATGAATGCATGGCAATGGCAGAAGATGATATTCAAAGTGTGCTGAAGTCTTGTAGAGATAGACTTGGAAAACCGGTAAAGAAAAAAGAGACAACAGAAACCCCTACAAAAGGATTTGGTAAATGACACAGTGGATTGCTGGTATCACTCGCGGACACAACGCTGGAGTATGTCTTCTAAAAGATGGTGAGCTTATTTTTGCTGTTGAAGAAGAGAGATTATCTCGTCGTAAATATGATGGTGGACCTATTGCTTCACTATTAGAGATCCAGAAGTATACTGATAAACTTGATTATCTTGTTGTTGGTCATACTCAATTGATGGACAGAGATTGTGGTCATCTTGAGTATAGCAATGAGGCAATCTATGTAGGGATGGCAAGAAAACTTGGTTTGATTAAAGATGTAGAACCAGATCCAAGCAAGATGCATCCTCAAGTTGTTGATGTTGGTAATGTTCATCATAAACTTCATGCCGCTGCTGCTTTCTATAGGTCTGGATTTGAAGAAGCAGCTGCACTTGTAGTTGATGGAGCAGGAACCTTCATTCAGTTTGATGTAATGGGGCAGACTGAAACTGTATGGGAAACTGAAACTATTTTTGATTGTAAGTTTCCAAATACAATTAATACCACATACAAACATCTCGGAACTCGTGGTCCCTGCTGCACAAATTATGTTCCTAAAATGGAAGCAGCAATGGCTTATCCTGGTGAAACTGGTTTCTTCTCTTATACTCTCGATGAAACTGCAGGTATCGTAAAAGCATACGAAGCTGCTACACAATACTGTGGTTGGCATGCTATCGAGGCTGGTAAAACTATGGGATTATTTCCATATGGAGAACCTAACGAAGAAGTTCCCACTCTGTTTAAAGAGGTTGGAACAGTAGATAGGAATGTTATTGTTCCTACTTATCCTAATGCTGGGCATGTTAATGTTCAAGAATATCCTTTTTTAAACAATCACGAGTCTGACGATATAACTAAACTTAAGAATCGTAGAGACTTTGCCTATGCAGTACAAACTGAAACGCAAGAAGCAGTTTTGAAGCTAATCTATAAAGCAGTTGAACTCACTGGTAAAAAGAATGTTGTTCTTTCTGGCGGATATGGATTGAATTGTGTAGCAAACTATTGGTATCTTGATAAGTTGAAAGAAGATGGTATCAATCTCTTTGTTGAACCCGTCAGTAATGATGGTGGAACTGCTATTGGAGCTGCCTTATATGTACATTATCAATTGAATGGTAAGGAACAAACAACAGTTCCTTCTAGAATTACCGATTTGTACTATGGTCCTGACCATAACTATACTATTGAGCAGATTATTGATACTGCTGACAAGTATAGTGGTATTGTGAGTGATGCTAACAATGACGATGTAATTAATTTGATCTCTAATGAGAATATCGTCTCACTTTTCCAAGGAAAATCAGAAGCTGGTCCTCGCGCTCTCGGCAATCGTTCTATTCTTTATGATCCCCGTGATTCTGAAGGTAAAGATTTTGTCAATAAGGTGAAACATCGTGAATACTTCCGTCCATTTGCTGGATCTATTCTTGCCGAGCATGCCGATGAATGGTTTGATTTGCGCGGGATGGAAGATACTCCCTTCATGATGTATGCGGTTAAGTGTCAACCTGGCATTGAAGAAAAAATTCCAGCTATTATTCATGTTGACGGAACATGTCGTATTCAAACTGTTACTGAAGAACAGAACAAGAATTACTATGACCTCATCAAAGCCTTCTATGATGCTACGGGTTGTCCGATTTTGTTTAATACCTCTTTCAATCTTGGTGGTGAACCTCTGGTGGAGACCCTGGACGACGCTTGCCGTACTCTTGCTAACTCTGACATCGAGTATCTTTATCTTCCTGAATATGGTAAAATAATCCAGGTATCTAATGACTAAGAAAGTTTTTGTAAATGGAACCTTTGATATCCTTCACTCTGGACATTTGCAACTCTTAGAGTACGCAAAGTCTATGGGTGATGTGGTAGTTGTTGGTATTGATAGTGATGAGCGGGTAAGAGAAAAGAAAGGTCCCTCTCGCCCAATAAATAACGCCGAAGATAGAGCATACATGCTACAAAGTCTCAAGACTGTAGATCATGTAGTTCTATTTGGTTCTGATGAAGAACTAGAAAAGTGCATAGCTGTTACTGCACCTGATATAATGGTAGTAGGATCTGATTGGGAAGGAAAAACAGTCATTGGATCTATGTACGCTACTGAATTACATTTTTTCCCTAGATTAGAAGATTATGCGACTAGCAAAACCATACAAAGTATTATTGATCGGGGATAGTTGTACTGATGAATGGGTCTATGGTCCATGCAATAGACTAAGCCCAGAGGCACCAGTCCCTATACTAATCCAAGATCAAAAAGAACAGGCACCTGGCATGGCTGCCAATGTTCGTGCCAATTTGGAGTCTCTTGGTATTGATGTAACCTTCCTTACTAATAAGGAATCTCTTACTAAAACGAGATATATTGATATCCGATCTAATCAACAGATTGTTCGAGTAGATAATGAACCCAATGTAAAGCCTTTACATCCGTCTGAATTGCAGATGGCTCTATTGCATGATACATATGATGCTATTATTATTTCGGACTATAACAAAGGATATATTCCTGCTGCAAAAACAATCAGTGACATTGCTAGCAGGTATCCTAATACATTAATATTTGTGGATACGAAAAAAACTATACTCCCTACGGAGCATAGTAATGTCATCTATAAAATTAACAAGAAAGAGTTTGAGAGTTTAGATTCAGATCATATTCCAAACTCTACGAATATAATTGTTACCATGGGGTCTGAAGGTGCTGCATGGAATAAGAAAAAGTTTCCATGTACAGATCTTGTTCGGACATTTGATGTGACTGGAGCTGGAGATACTTTCCTTGCAGCTTTAGTTTTCTATTATATTCAACTTCCGTCAATGGATGAAGCAATTTGTTTTGCTAATAAGGCTGCTGCTATTGCAGTACAGAATCCTGGTACATATATTCTCACTATGAATAATGTTGATAGGATTTTAAATATATGAGATATACTGTTGATATTGACGGTACTATATGTTATCCTGGACAAGGTGAACACAGGTATACACATGCAACACCCATGTGGGATCGCATACAGATAATAAATAAACTTTATGATGAAGGTCATATCATTACTTATCTTACTGCTAGAGGTATGGGTAGATATAATAACGATAGAGAGCTATCTGAGAAAGAGTTTTATGAATTTACTAAGAATCAAATAGAATCATGGGGATGTAAGTTTCATAATCTATACTTAGGAAAACCTTCAGCTGATTACTACATAGACGACAAGGGAATTAATGACAAAGACTTCTTCAATTAAGGTAGTCCCCAAAGGATGGGGATATGAAAAGTGGATTGTAAATAATGAAATGTATTGTGGCAAACTCTTATTCATTGAAAAGAATAAGAGATGCTCCTGGCATTACCACAAAATAAAAGATGAGACTTTCTACTTACAGAGTGGTCTCATCTCATTGTATTTTGGGTGGGGTGAAGATCTTAGTAAAGCAGAGCTCAAAGTCTTAGAACCTGGAGATAAGTTTTATGTCCCTACTGGTCTAAAGCATCAGATGATTGCGTTGGAAGACTCAGAATTGTTTGAATTCTCAACGCAACACTTTGATTCAGACTCAATCAGAATTCATCGTGGTAATTGACATAATCAGCAACGGTTTTGAACTTATAGTTTAACCAATTCATATCTGCCTGAGTATTGTATTGATACTTACCAACGAGGTTTGGTGGGAAAGGAATTTCCTCTACCATAGCCTCGGTTTTTTGTGCAACTAAATCTGCCACCTCTTGAATAGTAATTGCAGCACCAGTTCCTAAGTCATAGATACCACTACCTGCACTATTAGTCAGCACAACATTTACAATGTCTCCTACCCAGATATAATCTCTATGTACCTTATTTGATCCCTCAAAGGGATGAACTTTGCCTGTAGCAGATTGCCACTTGAACTTACTTATAAGGCTTGCCTGCTCTCCTTTGTGGACTTCACCGCTACCATATACATTAAAGAACTTAAATCCTTGGATGTGTGAGAATCTATGCATATTATCTTGCACCCAGTAATCAACTGTTGCTTTTGATAATGCGTAGTGGTTTAGGGGATTAATGATACCATCAGTTGACATGCAACTACCATAAGTAGAAGCAGAAGAGGCATACTTGACGGGAATACCATGCTCAATTGCTTTTTCAAATAGCTTGATGCTATAATCAATATTATACTTGTAAATTAAATCTACATTTTTATCTGTTGTGAATGAGCGAGCACCCATGTGGA